TTATAACAATGATTTTCGAGTAGGTTTATTATTCGCGTAGTCTTGAGTTTGATCTGTCGGTTGTTCCGGGCGGGGGTGATCCTTGACTCCTGCGGCTTTTGCAGCGATTTCGGCAAGTTTGTTGCTTTTTGCTGATTTATCAATAATTTCCTCATATTCGGCATCCTGAATGTCATCTGCCTCCTCTTTGGTGATAAGCCCCATTGAGATTTCCGGGCAATAAACACGCTGCCAGAAAGCGGCTGCACGATAACGGAGCATCTGGCTTGGCATTGATTGCCATTTGGAACCGTTCTTCTTGGTCCAGCCTTCCTTTTCAGCCATTCCCATGGTGATCCAGTCACCATGAAGCGGTTCCTTGTGGTCTTTGTCGGACGATTCATAAGCAATGCAGCGGCATCCGTACTCCGGCGTACCTTCTTCTCCCTTAAACTCATAACGGAGTGGGGAGAAACGGCCACTTGCGTTAATAGTGGCAATCAGGAACTTGCTGCTGAAAGCAGGGTTGCCATGCACGATATAAAGATTCTGCATACACATAAGCGGATTACACCCCATACGCATGGCCATATCCAGCGCAATCACGCAGTTTCCCACATTTCCCTTGTACGTATCCGGAACGATTGTGCTTGTTGTGTACATGTTGGCCATGCGCTGCATGACCTCAAACTGTTTCACGGTTTGTCCTACCGGTGTCATTGCAAACTCGGCCGCTTGTTTGGCCTGAATAATCTGTAATTCTGTAACTTGATTGTTTTCTTCCATCACTCTTGAATATTTTAAAGTTCAACAATATCTTGGTATTCCCTGAAGGATGCACAACCTCGTGCGCTCTTCTTCAAGTTCGTCAGTAGCATAATCCTTTTGAATGCATTCCATCTCCGAGCGTAATTCGTTTATATCCTCCTGTATAAGCTGCATGATTTCCTCTTTTGAAGAGAAACCGTATTCAGGCAGATATTTCAACCCGCACCCTTTCACTTTCTCAAGTTCGGCTTCCAGCCGTACAAGTTCCTCATCCATGACGCTCCGTCTTATAGGATTCATAAATAATGCCGATAGCGGAGAGAATCTCCCTCATCCTTGCGTTCTCTTTCTCAGCCAGCTCCATACCGGCAAGTTGGAACTGCAATCCTTTCACCTGTTCAATAAGCTCATCATGGCTCATCTGCTGCAACTCATTGTCTGTTCTCATCATTATATATGTTTTTAAGATTATTTTTTCTGTCAATTCTCACGGCAAGTATGAGAGATAATACCACGAATGCGGATATTGATACCCAAAATGCGGTGTCAAGATTGTCTATTGTACCATGTACGATAGCTGCCAGAGCAAACCAAATGAGATATAATACTTTCATAACTTATTGTTTATTAGTTCCTTATAGTGATATAAAGTTAACTATTTTTACTTTGGGTGCAAAATTGTAAAACTTTAAAAATCAGTGGCTTAACTTTATATAACTATTTGAAATTCAAATAATCTATTTGAGCGCGGCGTGTTTCAGTACATCAAAGGCGTTGCAGTACCATCTTCCGTTCTGCCTGTTGGCAGGTTTCTTTTCGGCACGTATGGCACCAGAACCTACCAGTCTGAACAACCTTCCTCGTCCGCCCACGATAGTGGCGGCTTCTCTCTGTCCGAATGTCTTGTCATTCAGGACGATTTTCAATACTTCCTCGTTTAACATGATATTCAGGATTTATAGTTGGTACATTGCGGTAAAATCTCACGGCAGTTCGATATAACTGAGGTTGACACTGATACAGTTGTGAACAGAACGTATCTTACGTCTGTATCCCTCTATGTCGTTTATAATGACAGGGGTCTGCAATTTTACTGTATCCCTTCCTCCATTGGCATAAACAAGTTGGTAGCCTGTTATCTGATATTTATTTTCCATAATGAATTAAGATTTGATATTTGGTCACTCTGTGAGGTATCGAACCTCCATACCTGGCAAATGAATATAGAGATAATGATTCATGCCCATTGTACGCACCTGTGACAGAGTGAAGTGGTGTTCCTATCCTCACGGACCGGAACATCTGGAACTTTTCAGAATTAGATACATAAAGAATTGTGACTAACACACAAACAAAATAAGACTAGCATACTGATGATCCCCTCAATGGCTTAAACCGGTTGTTATCCCGAATCTTACGGGAGGGGATGGGATTATATAGAGTCTGGCAAATGAATCTGTCATATACAACCATCATCTTGCATTGAACGAGCGGATGACTGTTGCTTTGGCATCATTGCGGTAGTCGCATCTCCAGTCATTGCGTCCCATGCGTGAACTGTAATAGGATCGGTAGTTCCTGTAATCGCGGTTTCCGTACTTTGCCTTATATTCAGCGGCACGCCTTGCATTCTCCTCGCTTATTCTTGCTTCCTCTTTGGCTTCCGTCCATGCTTTTGTCAGGCAGTAGCTGAATGTGGTATTGAACGTGTGGTCGAAAATGTAATGCGCTCTTGTCATTATTCTGCTTAAATCGTATCTTTTCATATCCTTGCTGTTTATGGGTTTATTTTGATATTGTAAAGATACTTTATTGAAGAGGGTTATACAAATATAAACAACTGATTATCAATTAGTTAAACTTTGTTTAACGTGATGTGCTATTGATATTGAATGCTGTTACTAATTGTGTTGTACCAGTGAGTGAACTATTCAATATGAATCTTATAATCTGATATTTTTAAAATTCGTGCCTGTACGGAATATTCACTACGTCCGCACAGGCTGTATCTGAAGGTCATACTTTCAGCGATACTTGTGCCTCACACCAAGCATACTCATCACGTTAAAGACAAATTGACGTGCTGAAAGTTTTCTGTTTTTGCTTTTCTTTATTGTGTTTTCCAAAATGTCAAAGAACTCTTTAAAATCGCGCCTCTGAGCCAATTCGATTCGGCAACTCATGTCTTTTTCAGAGGCTTTTCTTAACTTTGCAATATCAACTTATAAAATTAAGAATCATGAAAAATTTTATCGAAGTTCATGTGATAACACATGAGAATGCACCTACTACCAAGGTGTTGATTAATGTATCATCTATTTTTATTGTTGAATCACTCTTCAATAATGCTATCATTGGCATACAAATGCCGTCAAGTAACAAAAAGAATGGTTTTGAATACATTAACTATAATATTAGTGAGAGTTATGAGGAAGTCATAACTCTTATTAAAAATGCCCTGTCGTAAGCCATTTGAATAATTGTTCGGAGCGTTCCAACCTTTCCGCAAGCAAATCTTCAGGAATGGTTGGAATGTTTTTTGACTCACAATATCTGTAATAGTCTTTAACGAAAGAAGCTGTATTATAGCTCCATTTGCGCAATTCCGCTTCTTCAGCAACAGACAGTTTGTGTCTTTTGACTAACTTACCAAATCCAAACATAATTTATTTCATTCTAGTTACTGTAATTGTTTTAGCCTCTCTGTCTATACGGGTTTTGAATGTCTTTCCCCATTGCAGTCCGTATGTGGTACATACAGTTCTGACGGAAGTCATCATCTGAATAGGATAAGTAAATTCTTCACCTATCTTCATCACTCTCAGCGTTGGTGTAATCGGGCTTTTCTCTTCTTTTTCTGCCATATTATTTTGATTTATTTATTGTTTTACTAATTTTGTAATGCAAAGATAAATATATTATCTAAGAAACAAGAAAACTCAGTGATTAATCAGTGGATTTTAATATTAATTAAACTTGTTGTTTATGAATGTACAGAGTAGGCTTTTTGATTTCATCTCATCGAAGAAGATTTCAATATCAGATTTCGAAAGGGCTTGTGGACTATCCAATGGTTATGTGCACAAGATTAAAAATTCTGTAGGCAAACGTGGCTTGCTGGATATTCAGAGAAAATTCCCTGAACTTAATACTGACTGGCTTCTTACGGGAGAAGGGGAGATGCTTAACGATATATCTTCATATATTGCCAATAGCGACCATCATGGAACTTCTGTAGCAGGAAACGGCAATAACGTGAATACCACCAGCGCTTTGGAAAAGGCATTGGAAAGTCTGATGGAACAGCAAAGACTTACAGCGAAAGCGCAAGAGCAGGTGGACAGGTTGCTGTCTTTAATGGAAAGGATGACTAAATGAAATTTAATTAATAATACACTATGGAAACATTTACATTAATTCTAGCAATCGTTTGCTTGGTGTTCGGAATCTTGCAGATAATCTTGTTCTTTAAGGTGTGGAATATGACCAATAATGTGGCAGGCATCAAGGCGCTGTACGAAAAGCAAAACAGTGAAATGTTGGCACTGCTGAAAACAATAGCGTCGGAAATGAAGGAACCCAAGCAGCACAACAACAAAGAGAGCAAAGATGATATAAAGGTGGTAGCAGCAACCGAAATCAAAAAGGAGAGCACTTCAGCACAACAGCCAAAGAAAGAACGTCCTACTATAGACCGAAGCAGTGAAGAATACCAGCGGAAAATAAAGAAGTGGAACGTCTTAAAATCTCGTGGGTACATCGAGCAGGCTGTAAGGGAGTATATGGAATACACCGGATCTGAACAGAATGAAGCGACCGAATTTATAAATAACTTATAAGATAGGTATGGATTTCAAAGACAATGTACTTCAGCTTGCGGAAAGGATAAAGAAGCAGAAAGATGCCATCCAGACAGAGGAAGCCACCAAGAACGCCTTCATCATGCCCATAATAACGGCGTTGGGATATGATGTATTCAATCCTTTCGAGGTAGTGCCTGAAATGGACTGCGATCTAACAAGGAAAGGTGATAAGATAGATTACGCCATCAAAAAGGATGGCAGGACGATTCTTCTGATAGAATGCAAGCACTGTAAGCAGAACCTTGACTTGCACAACACCCAGCTTTCAAAATACTATGCTGCGTCCAACGCACGCTTTGGGGTGCTTACAAACGGTATCGAGTATCGGTTTTATGCGGATCTTGACAAGACGAACATCATGGACGAGAAACCTTTCTTGGTGGTGAATATGCTGGACTTGTCGGATGCAGATATAGAGGAAATGAAGAAGTTCCACAAGTCATGCTACAATGAGTCGGAAATACTCAGCACGGCAAAGGAACTGCAAATGATGATACAGATAAAGGAGATTCTTGCAAAGAATTTCCAGTCTCCGGGCGATGAGTTTACGAGGTATTTTGTCAGAAGTCTTAATAACGGGAAATCCACACCGAAGCTGATCGAAGAATACAGACCGATTGTGAGGAAATCTATCTTGTCCGTGATAGAAGGGATGATTTCAGGCAGACCGGCTACCGCCATACAGGTGAAAGAAGAGAAACCACGACAAGCACCGAACGATGGAATGGCTGCTATAAGCGACAAACAAGATGCAGTGATTACATGTAAGGAAACAGATGCATACAATATAATCAGAGCTGTTCTTGGGGAACAAAGTGAAATATCATATACCAGTTTCAAAGGCTATCTTCTGATTTGGACTGGACATGAATATTGGTGGGTATGCCGTGTATCATTAAGGCCGTACAGCAAGCGGATATGTTTTGTTACAGAGAACAGAACCGGATATAAATGGATTCAGTTACAATCAGTAGAAGATATCCGAAATTATTCAAACGAGATAAGAACGGCTTTTGAAATAGCCTGCAAGCAACGGAAACAATATCAATTAAAACATAAGAAATCATGATTAACATTGGTATTTGGTATCCTGCAAATTATCCTGCTCCTTAAAATATAGAAAATGACCAATAACGTGACAGAACTAAGGAGTACATATTCTGAAAATAGGAGAAATATGCTAGCATGTGTCAACCAATTGGCTGCAATTGTAAAAGAAAACTCCAAAGAACTTCAGTTGACTAATCAGATAAAGAATTACCAGCTGTGGACAAAGATTGTGCTGAATACAAAAGACTGCTCTGCAAATTGA